AAAACGAGGATCTTGAGGATTCTCAAGTCTTGTCTCGTTGTCACGGAGTTTGGGGTAATACTAAGCCCAAACTGTGACGCCATTATTCAATTTGCCATGACCTGCAGAAATTGGTGTTTTACTATAAATAATCCTGAAACATGTCCTCTAAATATTCCAGACCTGGCAGAACAGCATATCAGCGTATTGTTGTATCAGTTAGAGAGCGGGCTCCAACATACAGATCATATACAGGGGTACGTCGAGTTTACTCAACCAGTGAGGATGAGCCATCTGAAGAAGTTATTCCCTACGGGGCACTTCGAAAAGAGAAGGGGTACGAGACTCCAAGCCGTAGAGTATGTCACAAAAGAAGATACTCGCAAGGAAGGTCCTTTCATCCAGCATCACGCAGGGTTATCAGTAGAGGGATACTTGGAAACCGTGAAGACAGGAGGTGGAGGCAAGCCCCTAGACGTAATCAAAGGTCTCTTAGACGACGGTTGTGGTGAAGAGCAGATTGCAGATGAGCAGTTCGCTACTTGGGTACGTCATTATAAGGCTTTCAGAGAGTATAAGCTTCTAAAAACGAAACCTAGAAGTAACTTTCTTAAGCTTGTTGTAGTTGTGGGACCCACCGGTACAGGAAAGTCCAAATTTGCCATGGACCAGTACCCTGGGGCCTATTGGAAACAGAGGTCCAATTGGTGGGATGGATACGCAGGACAGCAAGTTGTTGTCCTTGATGAATATTATGGTTGGTTACCTTTTGATCTTTTACTTAGGTTATGTGATCGGTATCCTCTTCTTCTTGAACTCAAAGGGGGACAGGTGCAATGTGTGGCTACTACTGTTGTTATCACTTCCAACCTTTCTCCTGCTGATTGGTATCAGAAAGGCTATAAACCTGCCTTGTATCGTCGTATAAGTACGATTCTATACATGCCTGAACTTGGGAAGACTCAGCATTTTAAAAATATGAACGAGTTTGTTAAAGCGAATGTTTTATTATAAACTATGCATTTAGCCATCTATCTCTAGTGTCATTCATTCCTTCTACCTTATAGAAATACTTTCTTGTTACACCTATACTTAATTCTTCATTTAAAGTATCAGTTACACTCCCGACGGTCAGTCCGGGGATTGCCTTAGCAATAATCATGATGTGATGTGTCCACTTGCCGAAGTTACATCCGGCGCCATTTTCCATGCGTTCCAGTGATGTCACTCTTCGTTTAGGATCTCGATATTGATACGTTGCCGTCTTTCCGGGATTGATAAACATCTTAGTTTTTTTCAAGATTTTCACTTTCATAGCAGATAAAGCGAATGGTACGTCCCAAGGAGTTGCACCTCGTAGGTTGATTTTGATGCCAGTACCAGCACCTCCAATAGTCTTGTCTTTGGGATCTTGTGATAAGAACCCATTCAGTAACGTAGTGTACGGTTGTAGAGTAGTCGGAGGGCCACCTAAATATGAAGCCAGTTGACGTCGGTTGACCTTCATTTCATAGATATCTACCTCTAAAGTAGCATCGGTATCGATAGTAGTAGGGGTGTCATTCGAATGCGATGTATTCCGCATAGTGATGTCAAGCACAGCACTCTGAAACATAATCTTAGACGTTAAGTCTACAGTTTCTCCAGCAGCAGCAGTAGAGTCTCCTTGATTTTCTAAAGTCGAAATAGCATTTAAATCGTTATTAAGACTGTCGGTTGACTTATTAGTATATAGTCCAAAAGTGGTTACTAATTGATTTCCATTAGTAGTGTTTTCCGCTGTATGTAACTTATTAAATAATACAGTTCTTGAACCTAGTTCTTTTTCACTGACCGCCTGGATTTTTCGTTTGAATTGTTTCCAGCGTCTTTTCTTGCCATAAGGCATGGATTTCTTACGATAGATAAATTGTCTATCATGTTCCTGGGTTACCCCCCTTCCACCAGTTGTTCTCTTTGACCTGACGGTTCTAGCCTGACGAAACCTGGACCGTCTGGCAGCAGATTGACCTGCACGATATGAACGCCCAGATCTTGTACGCATTCTTTGTAAAGCGTCTGAACCACGTTGATAGAGAGAATATAATTGTTGTCCTGCTTGCCTTGCAGCAGATCTAGTAATAGCACGTCCTGTTTCTGAACTTAAGATACTTCCAATAGCTGCACCAGTTGCACCAGTACGTCGAATTGATAATGCCATATCTCAAAAATTTGAATTATCCAATAGATTGTGCGGAAAACGAGGATCTTGAGGATTCTCAAGTCTTGTCTCGTTGTCACGGAGTTTGGGGTAATACTAAGCCCAAACTGTGACGCCATTATTCAATTTGCCATG